AGCAAGAACTTTACCTTGAGTGTTTAGTTGGTTATCGAGGGCTGAGCCTTGTTGAAGAATGGTAGATAAGAGTTTTTCAGCAGCAGTTTGCCTGATTGCTGGATTGTCTCGTCTTTCTCTATTTTTTGCTTGCTCGGCAAGTCTCTTCTCTTCTTCTGCGATTTGTTTGTTTAATGAAGCAACACTACTCTGGTAGTTCTGGGTCTGAGTTTTTGTGGCACCTTTTGCAGTTTCTTGCAAACTGAAATAGGCGTCTTCAACTAACTTGAGTTGTTTTCTAAGCTCGCCTACACGACCTTGCTCAGCTTTAGCTGCCTCATTAGCAGCAGATTTCAACACGGAAGCTGCCGCTAAACGCTCCGACCTAATCTGTTCATCTAGCTTCCTCTCACGCTCTTTTTCTTGGACAAGTTTTTGATTCAGAAGTAGCCTGTCCAATTCCGCCTTTTTCTCTTCTTCGGACGGGCCAAATAACCCAGCGGCCTTGTTTAAACCCACTTTGCTTAAACTGACAGCAGGAATATAATCCCACCACATCTTAGGAGCTTCGGGAGCTTCAAAAGATGGCATACCCTGATTCAGTTCTTTCTGTAGTTCTCTGATCCTACCAAGAGCATCAGAAGGGCGACCAATGCCTAACATGGCATCCCAACTAAGCTTGGCTTGGCTAGTGACGCCTTTCCATGCGCTCTCTAAGAAACCAAGGTTTTCAATAACTTGTTCAGCTCTGGTTTCAAGAGTTGAAGCGTATGCATCTTCTGCGACTCTGGCAGCTTCTTGAGTTTTACCTTGTGCCTCTAATGCTGTAATTTGCTCATAAATTGAGTCAGTAAGGAAATTATACTTTTCATCTAGCTTTAGAATTGATTCACTTGGCTTGTCAGCCAAGGTTGCAAATTCAGAGACAATATCCTCTACAGACTTACCTGTCGCCCTTGAGAATGCAACGGACGCTTTAGTTACAGCTTCAAAAGAAGACACAGCAAACTTGCCGGAAGATACAACCTTATCTAGCGCACTTACAACTGAACCCTGTGATACGTTCAAGTCACTAGCAATCTTAGCAGCAGATGAGGCTAATGTGGAGCCTGTGGTTTTAGCAGTATTGCCAGTCAAAATCAAGGCTTCATTCAACCTTGAAACTTCGCTTGATCCTCGATAGGCCGCTAAAGCAAATGTACCAAGAGCAGCAGCACCAACTGTCAGAGGATTAATGAGTCCTAGAATATAGCCGCCCATTTCACGGAATGCAGGGCCGATGCCGCCAAACATATCCTTAATCTGACCACCTTGTTGTAGGAATACAGTCAGAGGGTCTTGACCACCTTGCAAAGATACAAAGATGTCAGTAAACTGAGCAGGCAAACCACGCATTGCAAAGTTAATTTCTTTTGCAGTCTTACCTGTAGATGCACCAAGATCAGCGATACGCTCACGATTCTGGTCAAGAATGGTGTTAAGTCTTTGATACTCAGCAGTTGGCAGAGAGCCTTTACCACTGTTGTAAAGAGCATTCAGCTTAGCTTGCTGAACATTTATTTTTTCAAGTTCAGCAGAAGCAGGATCAATCTGGGCACGAAGTTTAACAAATTCGTCACCCACTTCATCAACGGAACTCTCAAGACCCAGTAGGGAGTTGCGATTCTTATCAATTAACCCGCTAAGACGTTTCCACTCCGCTTCATCAATAAAGTTTGCCCGAAATACTTTATTGAGGTCATCTTGCTTGCGTGCAAGAGCGTCTAGAGATTTAGCTGTTGGGTCAATGCTATACTTGAGTTGTAGAAACTCTTGTGCCATTTTCTCAGCAGAGCTTTCAGTTACACTTTGTCTGAGCCTTACCTGTTCAAGCTTTTGGATGTAACTCTCAAGTTCTGCCTCTGCTTGTTTGGTGTTAGTAGATCGTACGCCACCAGAACCACTTGAAGATTTCTCAGCTTGAATCTCTTGCCGTTTAAGAGCAATAAGCCTTTCAATCTGCGCTGCTTCTTGTTCAAGAGAGATTTTCTCTGCATCTCTTACAGATTTTGCGGCTAGAGTGGCTTTAGTTTCTGCGTCTTTTGCAATAGCAGCGTCACGGCGAGCTTGGGCAAGTTTTACATACTGATTATATTCCTCGCCTGAGATACCTTTAGAGCCATCAGTCATCCCTTGAGTAACGCGAGCTTTATTCAGCGTGTCCAAAGTCCTCTGGTACTCTATCTCTGCCTTGTAGCGAGTAGATAGTTTACTAAGAGTTGCATCAATTGCAGCTTGCTCAGTGTTTTGTGCTGAGACTATTTGTGCTTGTCTACGAACCTGTTGTTCTGTAATTTTTTGCTCTTCTCGATAGAGTCTATCAAGAGCGTTTCCTTGCCTGTTGATAATCTCAACACGAGTATCAAGAACCTGATTGAGTCTTGTGTACTCTTGTGGGTTGGTTGAAGATAGATCAGAGTCACGCAATGCTTTACGTTGATTCTCAATAGCTTTGAGCTTTCTTCTCTGATCGTCAATTGCAGCAGATAAGTCCCTAACCTTTTTAGGCTCTTCTGGTGGCACAAACGTAGGGAGTGTTGCATCTCCCAAACCCCCAGCAGCTTTTGCTAGGTCATCCAAAGACTTCTTAGCTTTGTCAAGGTCTGTTGTATTAACCTTAATTGTTAATTCTGCAATTGTAGGCATTGTTCCCTCTCAAAGCTTTGATGAATTGTTTTATTTCTTGTCTCTTTGTTCAAGCATCACCTTCAAGGCTTCAGCTTCAAGAATCCTGATATCGTGAAGAATCTCAGGAATCTCTTTCTTTTTAATGCCCACAGATTGTGCAACAAGAGGGATAACATTATAATCTAAGCCGGTAGCACCGACTGCCCCAGTTCTCCATTGAGTAGACATACCATCAAACACGAGAAAAGGTTTCCAGTTATCGGGTAATACGTCTATACACTCATCTGGTAAATCTTCCTTACTCAATCCAAAGAAAGAAAGCATATTGTCTGGAGCGTCTTGCTCATATAAAGCCCTACCGACTTTTTTTAGTTTCCCACTTTAGCCTTTGCGTAGGCTTCGTAGTAAGCTTTGACAATAGAATCCGTAGTGTGAAGAGTAGCCTCTACAAGAGCACGAATATTTTCGTCGTTAAACTCATCAGAGAAGTTCCAACCAACTACAATGTCTTTAAGCTGTTTTACGTTGTGAGTGATTTCATCTTCAGACATCTCCTCAAGACTACGCTCAGCGTCTTCAGCTTTAGTCCACTTTTCAATCATCTCTTTTGTAGCTTTGTTCCAATCGTCTTGCAGGACTGCAAGCTCTTTACGGGTGAGGTACTTGTATTCAAATACTACTTCAAGAGGTTCGCCACCAACACGAGGAATCTTTACAGTTTCCTTAAATGTTGGGTTTTGTTGAATTTTGAAAGTTTTTGCCACGTTAATATTCTCCTTAAATTAGACTTTGTTGATAGAGAATTTCAGCCTCATCAACTTTCTTTTGTAGCTTTGCAGTAAGAGCAGTAGCAATGTAGTCTTCTACCTGTTCTTCGTTGATTACGATGTAGGAAAGCTCTAATTTCTTTCTGCAATATACAAGGTGAGCTTCCCACATATTATTGAATCGCCCCAACCTATTGCACTTATTCATGAACTCAACTTGGGCGACGTATTTACCCGAATCTTTATCTAGTGATACTCCTAGAGGGAGTGAATTTTTAAGTTTATGACCTACTAGAAAGTTGTTAACTCTTGTTGAGACAAAACAGCAAGTAGTTGGGGAGTAAAGGCTACCGTCACCAACAATATCTTTGTCTAGGACTTTCGCTGGATCAAATCCGTTAGCTAACGCCCAAGATTTGAAGGATTCAAAACCCTTCCATTCCTCGCTAATTTCAACACCTATATAGTTTGGCAGTCTCTTATGAGTTGCAGCACTCTTACAACGAGATATTGCACCTCTCCATGCTTTGTAAACAGGGTCAATCCAAAGCTTGTGGAAAACTCCAGAAGAGTCTGTGTAATCATGTAACCCTACCGGACTGATGGAATCGTTAATTCCCCAACCATATATCAAACTATTTCTTTTTCTTGGTACACCCTTATTTGCCACGCTTAACCTCCAAGTTTAAACCATAAAGGCCGAACGGAATTGTCCGACCTTTCTGGATTATACCAAGGAAGGTATGGTCAAGTCAACACAAATTAACGGGTATAACGAGTAGGTGTGCCCTGGACGGCAAGAGTCATTGTGTTCACAATCAGCTCGTTAATGGTTACGCTGGGGGAAGGAGTCCAAGTAACAATAGATGGGTATAGAATGCTGCTTCCGCTTACCAAGTTCATGCGTGCTGTGTTGATGCTCAGATCAAAGTCATATTTCTCCACAACCGGGACAAACACTTGATCTTGATCGTCAGCTACGGTGAGTGTCAAGGTTGCAGCTGATTTAACAGTTGGAATATTGACTTGTGTGGAAGATTCTAGGAACTGAACTTCCAGAAAGCTTTGCTCCATTCCGGAAAACTCAACGCTGGTGATTTGGGGAATGGATACCCAAGTCTCAACGGATTTTACACTGCCGGCGGAACTTCCTACAGGGAAGAAAGTGGTGTCGGTGGTATCATTCTGACTACCAATCAATTGGAAAGTGTCAATAGTAACCGTACCAACAACGAAAGAGCGGTTGTTGAGGCGTGACCAACCAGTGGTCAGTTGAACAATATCACCTTCAATAAAACCGTGAGCGGTAGCAGTAACAACGGCAGGGTTTGTATTGGAAATCGAAGTGATTGCAACAGGAGCGCTGTAGCTGGAAGCCAGATCAATGGTGCTACCGTTTGGTAGAGTGTATGCCATGGGTTATTTCCTCTTGTTAAACATATTAAATTAGTTTGTGTCCGCTCGATAATTAAAATAACAAGGGACGATCCAGCCTCCATTTTGGACTCTACCTTCTGGTACATGAAGCGGGGTCATTACCTGAACAGTAAATCCAGTGGAATCTGTGTAACGTTTGTATATTGAAAATCTTTCTTGTAACTCTTTTGCGATTGCATCGCTTGCAGATGTTGCTCTACCTGATGGAGTGACAATAGTTATTTGATAAACTCCAAAGAATGCTTTATGATCACCACTCAACGTATTACTATCTGTCTGAGCAGGAAGTAAGTGAGAAACTAAGTAGGTTTCACCAGCAAGAGGGACGAACTGAACATTGTCATATGCCACTCTAATAGGTTTCGCATCTGCGTAAGTTTTTAGTGCTGTTTGGAATAAGTTTCTAACTTGCGAGTGAGACACTTTGCTCTCCTTTAATTATTAAGGCGAACAGCCTCATTCACAATGGAAGTAAATTCCGCCTCCGTCACCCTCACCATACCTTCCGGTGCTTGTCTACTGAAGCCCTCTTCTGTTACTTTAGCTGTTGGGCCGTTGTATGTACCGTATTCAAGGTCATATCCGTATTCAATGTGGTTGAGGATGTAGGCTACTTGTCCGGCAGTCAGTTTGTTTGCTTTGCTTGCAATAGCAGCGACAGTAGAGTCACCAGTCTGGTCTTCTCTTGCAAGTACGCCAGATGTTTCTTCATCAACGGTTAATTGCCAATTCCCTCTGAACAACCCTGTATCAACTGGAGATATTCTCACTACTTTCTCTCCAACTTTGATGACTATGGTTTGGAAGATATCATCCATTTTAACTTCAACAGACTCAATCCACTCATTGAGAACATCTGAGAAGTCAGCCATCAACTCGTCCTCACTCTAAGCTTCCACCCACACCCCGAGCCATTCTCATTGAATGGGTGAACCTCTACTACCTTAACTTCTTTAGAAAGAAATTTAATAGTATCCTCAATCTCTGGTGTCGGCATATCCGCTACAGGAACTAACGGGTCAGTTTGAATCTGAACAGGAGACATGTAGATTTGATAGTCAGAGTAAGGAATATCAAAATTTCTATGTGTATATTCTGAGTAATT